TCCAGCGAGCAAGGCAACGGCCACAGCTTTGCACCCAGCCCAGCGTATAGAGGCAGATTGCGTGCGGGTGCATAAACATCCACAATCCCACCCGACTCCTGCACCAAGTAGTTAACGAAAGCAGTAGCGATGATTGCGTCACCAATTGCCCCAGCGCGGTAGACGGCTGTTGCCCCGCCCATCGCACGCCCTTTGTAGTAAGGCTTAATCTTGTGCGGGCAAGGGATTGAATCGTCCCAGATTGGTCCAGTTAGTTCATCGGGCAAGACGTACGTGTTGCGCGGGTGAAGCATATTGTCATCGACCTTGTGAATTGCGTTGGTGTTATTTGTCCATAGTTTCATTTGGCCTGCCTTTCTATTTTGTGCATGAAGATCGGAGTCTGCTCACCTACATAAGATCCTGCAATGTTAAAATCAAAGTGTTCCAATGCCTCGGCGTAATCCATGCCTTGCTTCATAAGGCTCTCGACGATTGCGTCAATATCGTAGATCGCGCAGAGATCACCTCCGAACGCGCTGCCCACACCAACAATCGCGTCATCGAATCCGTCAGCGAACAGCATCGTTTCGGCATCATCACCGAACTGGTCAAGGATGTCTTCTCGTATGCTCATTCTTCACCCACCACTTCCTTGCACACCAGGCTGGCTGCATCCACCATCGTTATAATCTGGATCATATCCACCGAGCGTCCGTGAGTTGCTCGGTTACGTTCCAAGACAAGCTTCTCTCTGGCGATGGCAAGCATATCCCTCGCCCACTTCAATCTGTTCTTAGCTTCCACATTCATGCTGACTCCTCCTTGTAATCCTTCCATTCCTTCCAATCCGAAACTTTCCACTTCAGCAGGCTCTTGTCTGCTTGGTTGCAAAAATATACAAACCTATGTTTCCTAGTCCTGGGAACTATCACGGCATCCTCCATCGTCCTTGAGTGCCTGCTGTGCTTGTTTCCAACCACCTTGTCACCAGATGATCTCTTGTCTGATAGGCCAGTATAGGTCCAGTTCGTGGCCGCGTAGATCGCGCCATTATGACCAGCACCAGTATCTGCATAGCTAACAAGAATCAAGTATGGGCGCAACTTGGAGATTTCTCTTATGCTCCAAGATATAAACCTGCTCTCAGAATTCTTTGGGCATCTGTCATCAAGCCATAACCTGTTCAACTCATATACCCTTGGCGCATTCTCCTCACCGCATATACCTCTGCACAGGTGTGGCGATGCTGGTTTTCCGAATGATATTACGCCAAGCAGCTCGCTGGAATTAAAACATCCAAACGACCAACTACAAGGCACGGCTCTATGGGCATAATGATTCTCAACCACCACATCATTGAGCGTCTGTGATGTTATCACTTTGAATTTAAGTTGGAGCGCAGAGGTCGGAATTGCACCGCCGTTTTCCCCTTGGAATAGGGGAAGTTCTACTACTGAACTATCTGCGCGTAAAATTGTCATGCCGTCTCCTCCTTGCAAAGATCATAGTAAAAAGAATCTGTATCCTCCGTCACCCACTTGTCACTCTGATTCTCTACGCTTGGCAGGTCTGTATCAACTCGGAACTGCTTTAAGTTATCGGGCAACTTCTTCGTAACCCAATTGCTGTCCCGCCAGAAGATTCGGTTATTAGGCATACAGAGTAAGTAGCCATCGTCACCCGCAAAGACATGACCACATTTGTAGTCAGATGGCTCATCGCTGTATGGGTTGTTAAACCAATCCACAGTAAACAAGTATGTACCCCACACCTTAGTCGCATCCCGTAGTAATATCTGCGCGCGATGGTAGGCAAGGAAGCTGTACTCGGTAACGGTTACATTCTCCGAGAAGCAATCCCAAAGCTGTTTGTAGTTGAATGGTATGTCTGCCTCTGGTTCGTGGGTGTATATCTCCGATAGCGGTACTCGACTCCGCAGCATTCCAGAGTCAGTCATAACGTGGAAGGTTAGGATCGCCCCAGCGCAAGACTGCAAGGCAAACACATAGACGTTGTAAAACTCCTTGTCCTCCTCGTTCTTGGTGAAAAACGACTTCCTCACCATAGCCTTGAAGCTAGGGATGTTCTCGTTCAGCGTTGCCATTATCGCCAAGCAGGTCCAGTCAACCAAGCCACCAACACCCAGCGCGTTCCCCAGATAGGCGCACGCGCACGATGCTCAATGTAGGATGGAAACCAGCAACCCGCGCCTTGATCCCGAATAAACCTTCCGCCAACCAAGTCAGCCTTAACTTGCAAGCCACCACCCAAATACTCGGAGGGATCGGACAGATTGACTACCATCGTCATTTTCCTGTCCGATCCAGTAAACGCATCCCAGTGCCACCAAAACTGCTGGAGTGGATTGTACTTTAGTATCTGTAACTGTTGCACCCCCGTAATATCGAATCGGTAATGCTCGGCGTTTACGGCAACAGTCAATTCGTTTACGATTGAATAAAGCCACTTGTAGTGCGGAGCCATCGGAACCCAGCAGGACGAACAGCTACGCGCAAACGATCTCTTGGTCGTGCCATCCTTCTTCATAACAGTTGCACGCTTCATACCTATCACCTCTGCATCTTGGCGTAGCATCATGCACTGCGTTGGTGTCAACACATAGCGGTCTACGGCTGCCGTTAAAACCTTCTGCTTAAACTCGCTCATTTAACTTCCTCGCAAAGCTCCAGTAATGCCTTGTTCAGAGCGTAGCTAAAGCAGGCAACCTTGTCCTTGGCGATATGCTTGCGACCAGCCTGAGCCATTGCCTCAAAAAGCTCATCATCAACTTCGACTATAATCTTTGCTGCCTTATACTCCTGAACCTTAACCAACTTAATGTCCCTAGCTTTCTTCCTCATAGATCCAGTTCCTTTCTTATGTAATCAATCAGCTTTAAGATGATAAAGCCAGCGCAGTAGATTGCCGAAAGGATTAGCCAGCTGTAAAGGATAAACCAACTAATTACCCACACGATGTCTTTTAGGTCAAGTAGGCAGAGCATAGTCATTCTCCTGTAGTTTGCGCAGTAACGTCCGATTGTCGATCCTTACTCCGCTTGCCCGACACCACCAGCTAACCGTCCCATTCTTAAAGTCTCGCAGTAGCTTCTGCACCTCATGGGAACTTTTATACTCCAGCGCATCGTTGAGTGGCACGCCTTGGTGATCCTTGACAATCTTCATGCCTTTAACCATCCCTCGCTTGCGAAGCAGGCGCAGATCACGGATGGCTTGCAGCGCAACCTCCCCAGCCAACTGCTGCAACCTGTCATCATAGTCACCTCGGCACAACTGCGTGGACCTCACCTACCAAGCTCCACCAGCTTTGCGTCATCAGCCGCAATCGTAGTTGTTAATTTATCCAGATTATTTGACTGCCCAGCGTAATGAATAATCATTGCGTCCTTGTAACGGTCTAACCCAAAATGTGACTCCACACTCGTCATACAGTTAAAGGACGGGTCAAGATCGGTTAGGGGAATTTCCCACAGGTGCGCCATGACGTTGAGCCAAGTCTGCTCGGCGAAGTGGTTAGGGTGCAGGCCGATTGGGGGCATAGACAAGACACCAACCGCCTTGGTATGAATTACAAAAACGCCAGTGTTGACATAGAACTTAGGCTCGATCATTCCCCCAAAAGCTCCAGCCAGCTTAACCATCTCTGGTTTACGATCCAAGTAAGCCCCCTCATCAAAGGCGCAGAACACGCCAGCGTCATCGGAAAGCTTGGGGCAATCGGCTGTAATCAAAACATCAGCGTCAACGAATGTAACTTGGTCATAGCCCTTAGTGGCCATGATGTTTCCAATGGCAGATTTGGAATACTGCATCGGATGGGTTAGAGGTTTGTCGATTAGAATGAAGTCGCAGTTGTGACGTTTGCAGTACGCCTCCATGCGTGGCCTAGTCAGATCCAGAATCTTTTGCCAGTCCTCACCAAACGATTGAGTTACCATTGCTTGTTTCATTTTGCGTCCTTCCATATTTTGCCGTGTTCATCTAGGTCACTAGATAGAAGCATCACCTTATTGTAGAAGCCGTACCCATAACCCCAGCGCATCAGCGTTAGGCTGACTATGTCTCCCAAGTGATAGAGTAACCATGACAAAACAAACTTCATTTGTCGCTACAATCGTAGTCTTCCCAAGTGACGCTCCTGCACCCCTTGATCGCCTCGTCCCTAGAATCGAAGGTATCGTAATGCGACCAATCCTCTTCTCTGCCCTCGCCAGCCTCGTCAATGTAGACCGCCCACTCTGGCTTGCCGTCATCATCAAACTCTTTTTTAATCCACATCATAATCTTGGTACTTCCTTTTTGATTTGAGCTAACACAAACAATGTTCTTACCAGCGCACGCTCCAAGTGGTCAACACTTGTCTCGCCGTTATTATCAGGACAAGGCGTGGATTTGTGGAGCTGCATCTGCGCTGTGGCTAGGTGACGTACGGCTCTTGCGATATGGTAATCGTGAGTCGGCCTATCCTTCTCCAGCCAATCGCCGTAGGCAGACTTGTCTGATCCCTTGCCCATCACCCGCCAGATTATCTCACCAGCAGCATCCCCCATCTCGGCTATGCTCGGCGCAGTCATTTGGCAAGACTCCGATAAACTTGGTCCAGCAATTCCTCTAGCCACAGCACGTCTTGTGGGTCGATCATAGCTTCATCCCTGGGGGCGTGTAGCCCTTAACCCAAGACCAGACCTTCTGCATGGCGCAGAAAGCAATGCCAGCTTGGTAGAGTTCGTCTTTATCCCAAACCTTAGTCATAATCTTGCTTGAATCATTTGATGCCAGCACGATTGACACGCCTGCTGCTCTTGGGTTTTCGGA